CACGATACAAGGAAGTGCCAATTATGCTCCTCCCACCATCTCTACCATGGAATCAGCTACGCGTCAACGTCGATCCTGGACTTCGCCCACGCGGACCTAACGGGCCCGACCAAGCGCGCACTGGGCCTCCACCAGACGGAGGAACAGACGCACGAGGCGTGCCTCCAGAGCGTGGTGCGGATACTCGGAATGACGGAGTTGCCGTTCAACCCTTGGCACTGCTCGGACGAGAACTACTCAACAATGCTACGGCAGGGAGTGCGGAGCCTAACGGACGGGACGGGGACGACGGAGGACTACGCGGAGATGATGGAGCGACTGAACAAGGCGTGCGGGGAGGAGAAGGAACGGTCCTACCTTGGACACTCTTACCACCCATGGTGCTACTTGACGATGGAGAAAATGACCGCCCCTACGATGGAATGGCTGGTCCTCAGCGGTATGTGTTTGCGCGCACACGAACAATGAACGCAAGGGACGACGACCCGGACACTGACCCGATTGATTCGGCCTTACTAGGCTTAGGAACCCTGGGATCAGCGGTGTGGGACAAACTTGCGGTCGATTTAGCAGCACGCAAACGCGAAGAGAGGATTTTGGCCAAGTTCAAGGACGATGTCTTGGAGGCGTTGAATGTCATGGACATTCACATGACACCCGCAGAGGCTTATAGGATTGCTTTGGCTCAGGGCTGGTTGCCCCACAGCGCGAATGATGGCGTGTGGAAGTCGCTTGTCGAGGGGAACAAGATCCAATTGTGGGGGTACACTGGGATCTTGGGGAAGACAGCGGACGTCGCTAAGCCAGCGCAGCTTGTGGGTGTACAGATTGGGCCCATGACGGTCGAGCCCAACGTGTTTTCGAACGACAAGAGCAATCTGGAGACGGCAGTGGAGGAACGAATCAACAAGAAGGCACGAGCCAGGAACATCCCGAATTTCGTCAGGACGGGAGCTGGCAAAATCTTACATGAGATGATGGGCAACCAAGGGATGTTCAGCACAAATCGTGTCCAAGAGTGGCTTCACAGTGTCGTCGACATGAAAGACCTCATGAGCGGGAAATGGAGCCAGGAAAGGGCTCGCGCCGTGGAAACGCAGGCCCAAGAGCGGATCAAGGCGGAGTACAAGTTGGAATGCAAAGTCAAGCTTGAGAACTATGAAATCGGGAAGGCGCCACGACTCATCATAATTGATGGCGATATCGGACAGTTGTATGCACTCATGGCAATCAAATGCATGGAGAGCATCCTGTTCGCCCCCGAGAACCTCGAGGTTCACTCCATCAAACACAAACCCACCCATGTGGCCATTGCCGAGCTTCTCGAGCACATGCGCCAGGAGAACATGCGGGACAAAAACAAGATGAAGATTGATGGGGAGTTCATTGAGGGGGATGGCAGTGCGTGGGATACGACCTGCAGTGCAGAAATCAGGGATATCATTGAAAACCCTCTCCTTGCACACATCCTGACAGTCATTGTCCAGACTGTTTGGCCGATCGAGTGGGGATTGGCCCACCAAAAGATCAACACCGAGAGACTGCTCAAGCTGCGCTTCAAGCAGAAGGGCACGGATGTTGAGACCGATGTGAAGGAATTCTTCTTCTTCGAGATTAAAGCGATTCGTCGCTCCGGTCATGCCGGCACTTCGGTACTCAACTTCCTCGTGAATTTCGTGATGTGGATGGTGTTGGTCTTTGGTGACAACGGTGTTCTTTTCTTGGATCCCAAGCGCAG